AAAAGACTCCAATTGGTAAAGAAGGACGTTTTTGGCAATATGCATATAAATCAATTGGTGCAGCAGCTCTAGCCGCAGAAAACATTATTGCCTTGGCTAACCAAGAACCTGGTCCTTATCGTCAAAAATTAAGTTATACTGTTGGGCCTGATCAAACATTTAGTACAATACTTTCAACACCAGTATTAACTGACGGTAATGTTGCCGTTACTGGTTATCAAGACGGTTTTGATTTATTACAACTCAACAAAGAATTTATTCAAGCAGAAACTATCGCATATATTAACGAAAAATATGTTAATACATTTACATACGATAAAGCTAGATATCAAAGTGATATTGGTCAAATTTTAGATGCTGTTGGATATGACATAGTATTAGACACAACATTTAACAGTAACAGATCCGCTACACAATATTTCAACGGAACTAGAGAAGACATTCTAGGCACTCAATTAAGTCAAACAATTGAAGCTATCAAATATGCTCGTGATGAAATTTTAAATTTTTCCTACGACGATGCAGCTCTTAGTGTCTATATTGGGCAAATTATTGACGCTTTAAGTTACGATCTAGTATTACAGTCAAACTTACAAAGTGTATTTGTAGCTAACTTATTTCCGTACTCCGGAACAAATATTAGTGTTGCACAACTAACAGAATTATTAATTGATTTACAAAACAGTATTATTGCTATAACAGCAGTGAACACTATTCCAGCTGCACTAACTTCTATACAACAAAACATCAATACTATTATTAATGTTGTATCAGGTGACGACATTCCTGCCATAGTGTTTAAAGAACAAACAAATACAACACAAGGTCAAACAAGTGCAAGAGATTTAATGATTGCAAACATTAATTTCTTACAAGCAGAAACAGTTGCATATCTTGGAGCTGAATTTCCAAATCTATCATACAATAGAGTTAATTACAAACGAGATATCAAATATATTACGTGGGCGTTAGTTTATGATGCTATGTACGGCGGTAACAGTCAAGCAGTATGGACTGGTTTAAGATTTTGGAATGGCTCAACTCGACTTATTGCAGAATATGAAGTTGCTCCGTTTATAAGTTTATTAAATTATATTAAAACATTACTTGTTTCAATTGTTAATAGCGATAGTCCAGCTACAGTTTATCAACAAAGCGTTAAGCAATACAGAAACGAAACATTTTTGAATGGTGGAGTTGTATTAACATCAACAAATGCAGGTATTGAAATATTAAAAACAACCATTAATAACTATGCCGCTGCGCCTTCAGCTACTCCTCCAACATTTACATCAGCAAATAATCAATTAAAATTAGCAAGAACGGCCATAGTTAACGGCAAGAGCGGATATCAATCAGATGCTATCGATTATGTTGAATTAAATTTCCCTGTTATCAACGATCCCACTATATTAGATTCAATAGAAGAAAGATTTCAAATCATTATTGATTTACTAACATTAGGTATCGATGCACGAGCAGACACCAAATATATTGCTCCAAGCGGATCTACAGAAGCTTACAAAGATGCTGTATCGCTAATAACTGGTTACGATGCAACTACTGGAGTGGCTATTCCTGGCGCTGCAAAAAATACTATTTTCATCGCGGAAGAAACTTTTGGATGGTTAACAATTAATGATCCTACCTATGCTGCTAGTATTAATGCTGTTCAATTTAAACAAGACATTGTTGACTGTGTCGAAGCTGCAACTTACGATTTAATCTACGGTGGTAATTCAGCTGCGAGATTTAAAGGTACTCAATTATTTACTGATGGCAAAACTGCTCAATCAATGTTAAATTCAATTGCGTTTGCTGGAACATTGTTAACATTAAATGTTGTTCAAAATACAGAACCTGGTACAACTTACAGCTCAGCTGACCAATTTATTGACGGTGTTGCATATCCTGAT